ACGTAAAGCGTCATAACCTTCTTTAGTAAAAATATCAGCCATATCTTGTGAAAGTCCTGATGGAGTTTTATTTATATGTCCTGGACCGCCCCGTAGTATAGTATCTAATTGAAAATCTGTTTGTTTCTTTTTCATTAAATCAGTAATACCGCCCGCTAAATCTCTACTAGGACGGTTTCTAAATATATCCATGTTTTCTAATTTTTTAAGAAAATCGGGTGGAATATTATCAATATCTAAAATATTTTCAAAATTAGGGTTTATAACATATCCTGCACCTGGACCGCCTTTACTAGGCATTCCTTTTGCGAACATTTTAAATCTAGGGTCTGTAGGGTCAATTAAAGAATAAATACCTGAAGATGGAACAATATCAGAAGTATCTGTGATATCAAAACCTTTACCTCTTTTTAATAACCCGCTTCTATCTCCACGAAATATTGAACCAGGAGGAGGAGCTTTATACGTATATCCTTTAGGATGAGATATATTGAAATTCTTTTTGCCTTTATTTGTCAACGGAGGAATCATTATATCGTTTAAAAAATCAGAACTTTTTTTAGGAGGAGGAACATAATCATCCTCAATTCTAAATTTTGCTTTTTCTGCAGCTTCTTTTGTGTCTATTTTTTTAAGTTGTTTCTTTAATCTAGCTTCTTCTTTTATAGAACCTGCAATTTCAACAGGGTCATTTACAGACTTCTGTTGTATCATTTTTTCTCTTTCTAATCTTTTTAATAACTTAGCTCGTTTTGCTGCAAATGATATCATTTCGGAGGCTACACCCCCACCAGGAATAT